AAGAACATGATAACCGGGAAGGTCTGGAAGAACCTCTGGGTCCGGTACATCATTCTTGGTAATCCACGCATCGTTTGTAATAGCCCCGCCTAGTTGAGGATTAATCATTATCGTCGTCTCTTTCCATTCTTTTGTTTACAATGTCAGTCAGTTTATTGTAAGACCATTCAATTCCTGTAAGTGTTCCTACAACCTGCCTATAATGGTTATAGTCCTCTACGTGTCCCTTTGCAAGGAATTCTTTTAAAGTATCTTCTTCTTCTTTAAAGTGCCTTCGTATCTCGTCAAAAATATCCATGCTTATGCTTTACGCGCTAACCTTTTCTTTTTCTTAGAAGGGCGTTTTGGTTTCTTAGAAGTAGACATGGCAATGGCCACTGCTTGCTTCTGAGAGTAGCCTTCTTCTCGTAATTTTTTAATATTATCTGAAATTGTTTTAGAGGACTTTCCCGGTTTAAGTGGCATCGGTCTTTCTCATTTCAGTGGAAAGATTCCTTGCTCTGGAATAAGTCTGCTTGGCCCATCTGGAATCCATCATCTGAGTAGCGGCTTCGTTAAAATCTTTTGGTTCTTTTTTCAGTGCTCTAAACATTTTTTTAAACTTTGAAACTCCGGTTTCTCCCATTTGATATACCATTTCTATAATGATTTCTTCTGGTACACAAGGCAAATCTTTTACCTTATTCTTTGTAATAAGTCTTTTGGCACCTTCTTTAGCAAGGCGCAAATCTTTTTGAAAGAGTTTTTCCCATCCTTCTCTGTCTGTGGGAAGCTCTTCTCCTGCGATGATTCTATGTCCATAACCTCCTGTAAGAAAGCCAAGCGTGTCAGTATAGGGGTGTCCCACGTATCCTTCATGTTTCTTAATCCGCTCCTCTAATGTTTCTTTCTCTGCTGCCACTGTTATTTCTCCAGTTTTGCAATGTTGACCAAGGTATCTAGAGCAGTCTTCTTATTGGTCAGTTGATTATTACCTTCTACTCTTTCTGATTCAAGAGAAAGTTTTGCTGCTGCTTCCAGAGCTTTGTTGGCGTCTCTGTCAGCTTCCAGAGAAAGCTTGCTGATATCTATCAGAGCATCTAGCTGCACCTTCTTATCAGAGCTTTCGTGTTCCTTGCTCCTGACTTCCAGATCAGCTGCCTTCTCCAGAGCATCCATCTGCATCTTCTGTTGATCAAGCTGGAGCCTTTGCTGCTCAATGTTCATCATCTGCTGTTCTGGACTCTGTGCAATTCCTAGGGCAGCGTTGGCGTTGGCCACTCCTTCTGCTGCTTCTGCCATTACCATTTCACTGGTCTGTGGGTCATTGGCAACTCCGGTGACCATTCCTCCTATCTGCTCTTGATACTTCATCAGCATATGGTCTCTGATGTTGGCGTTGAGAATAGGCACAATCTGCTGCATCATTGGGTTTGCACCGTTGCCGGGGTCTTTGAGAAAAGCAGTCTTGAACTGAATGTGTGCATCGTGGTTCTGCCCCGGAAAAGCAGCAATGGGTAAACCCTTGGAAGCTGCCATGATATCTGCCAGTGGGTCTTTAGGTTCTGGCTTTTGTTCTGGTGGTAGAACTTCGTCTAGGTTTGGAAAGTTTGCAGCTGTCAAGACTTCTCTGTAGAGGGCTGGCATATTAAAAGTACCCGGAGGAGTTTGAGAAGCTAGTTGAATAGCCATCTGTCCCAGTGCTAATCTGTGAGCAGAGGACGGAATATTAGGATCAGAGACAGGAATAACATCAATTCTCCCGTCAAAGTCTTGTTTGAAAATCTTCTGATCACCGCCTACTACTTCGTAAGGGTAATCGTCTGGAAGGAAGTCGTAGTTGATTCTGGCCAGAATGTCAAACTCTTCTCTCTGAGCTTTGTGCATTCTTTTGTGAATGGCTGTGGAGAACTTAGACGATGCATCTAGAAGAGCCATGGTAGTTCCCACGGGTCCATAGTTGGCAGAGTCTGCTATCACCTGTTCTGTGGAGTCTGCAAACTTCTGTCCTGCTCCTACAACAAACTGGAGCATCTGGAGAAGAGTTTGAGAAGGTTCTTTATAAGGCAGAGGTACAATAGCCTTGGTCAAGTCAATGCCTGTGCTCTCTACTTCCTTGAACTCACCGGGGGCAATTGGATCATTGTCACCTACCAGCCTAACACCTCTGGCCTTGAAGCCACCGGGGAGGTTGGCAAACTGTCCAGCGTCTATCAGAGAACGCATGGCAGTGGTTGCTGTCATGGTTAGATTGCCTAGGAAATGTATAAGACCCAGACCATAGAAAGCAAACCCCGGTACATACTTGTAATGTGTAAAGTGTAGTATTCTTTCTCTGGTGGGATCACCCTCTGCGTAGTTTCTTTTGATACAGAGAACTTTTCTGGAGTTGAGATCAACAGTGACAACATAGGGAAGAGCAATCTCATCTGGGTCTCCGTAGGGTTCTGGAAGGTCTAGGTAACAGTGTTGTTCCAGTAACACATACTGAGGATCATCCTCTGCTGTTGCAGCTATTCCCATGATGTTGTCTATCTTCTGCCCCATGGACGTTGTATCAGGGGCCTCTGGCTCCCCTACGTCTATGTCGCGGTACATTCCAGATACCACATCTTTTCTAAAATCATTGGGAGAACGATAGATCATGTGCGTGTATCGCTCTGCTGTTCTGAGATCAGTGGCGTAGTAAGACACATAGAAGTGATCCACTGGCACAAACTCTGACACAGGTCTCTGTCTTAGCTCATCATAGTAAATCTTTTTAAATGCAGAGCCTACCAGCGGTAGGTGAAAGAGCATACGCTCAAACTCGTCAAAGTATTCTGGCATCTGCGTGGTAAGTTGGTAGTTCATAAACTGTTTGACGCGCTGTGCCTGTTCTTCTCTGGGTACTGTGTTTGCCCCTATCACCTGTGCTCTGACAGGACCTGCAGGTGGGAAGAGTTCTTGAGAGGCTCTACTCTGAAACTTAACAGCTGATTCTATCAAGAGAGGGTGTACTGCTGTACAGGCACCGTCAAATGGTTCTGTTGTGTCTTGTAGCTTTAGACCTAGTAGATCAAAGCCGTGTTCAAAGATTTGCTCCCATTCTGATCTGGATTCTTTGTCTGTTTCATAGTTGTCAATGACAGTGTTGCCTATGTCAGCTAGATCATCGTCGTCTAAAATTTCTGCAAGATTTGCGTAGTGGTCATCTTCCATGTCCATCATGGCAATTTCTTCCATGTCACCAAACTCTACCTCTACACCACCGTCAGAGGTGGGATTGAACTGTACCGACTCTAGTTCCTCTTCGCTTACTAGACTTAAAGAGGGAGAATCTCGTCTAAGTTCTTTTACTTCTTCTATTTCCATAAAAGGGTTTTGTTCCACTGCCATGTTCTAGTTCCAGTTCCAGTAAGTTTTCTTCTTAGGTTTCTCTTCATCGTCGTATTCAGGATCATCGGGGTGAGACAGATGCCAAGAATCTTTGAGATAGTGCACAGCCATCGCCATTGCATCTACCTGATCATCGTGTCTGGCAAAAGGAAACTGTATTGCCTCTGCGTATAGGTCTTCTGCCCAATCTTTTCCTCGGGGGAGCCAGACTCTGCCAGCTTCTAGTAAAGGCGTAATTGCGTGTACTCTTGACACTTTATCACGGTCTGGAAGGTAATCCAACACAGGAAGACCTGCTCTTCGCATATCCTGTATCAGGCTCTGCCCAGAAGCTTTCTTTTCTATGATGCAGATGTCTGGTTGATAATCATCGTATAGGTCTTGCGCTGTTCTTCTTAGTTCTGGGTACTCTAATCTTTCCCTGACACTGCCCAGAAGAATAATATGAGGTGCCAGAAACTCTCTGCCTAGTGAATCAGTATAGGGGTAGTCAAACACACCCCATGTTTGGATCACTGAGTAGTCAGCGGTGCTCCGGGTGGAGAAGGCAGTGTCGTATGTTTGTATGATCATGTCACATTCTGGAGGTTCCTCGTCTGTCCAGTTCTGAAACCATTCAGACTTGATGGTAGAGCCCTCGTCAGGTGTGGGGTTCTGCATGTACAGGGCTTGCCAGTACTTGCCCCCGTTGTTGGCCCTGATCTCTGCCTCGTCTAGTCTAAGAAGCTTATCTGGTTTCCACTCCGGGAAGTAGGAAGAACCTTCTGGTAGGTCTAGAAGTGCTGCTGAGTCCTCGTCTAGCCACGCCGGGATAGAGATAACATCCCATGGGATTGTGTCCTCTGTCTCGTTGGAGAGGAGCCAGCCACAGAGATCATCTTCGTGGTACCGGGTGTTGATGATGATGACAGAGCCATTGGGCATCAACCGTGTTCTGAGACCCGAGGGGTACCATTCCTTGATGTACCTGCGCCCTGCCTCTGAGAAGGCGTCTTCTTCTGACATGGCATCGTCTATCAGTGCAATGTGTGCTCCGCGCCCTGCAATCTGTGACCTCACTCCTGCAGCGTAGTAGATACCGTTCTGCTTGGTCTTCCATTTACCAGCTGCTCTTACGTCTTCTCTGAGCGTGGCAGCGGGGAATATCTCTTGGTACAGGGGCATCTTTAGAATATCCCTGACAGTTCTGCCGAAGTCTGAGGCCAGCTGATCAGAGTGAGAGATGCTCATTATTTCGTGAGAGGGGTAGTTTCCTATGTACCAAGAGGGGAACAGTTGAGAACAGATCAGGCTCTTGGAAGAGCGAGGAGGGAGGAACACCATGAGCCTTTGTGGGTCTGGTGAGTCCACCACTCTCTGTAGCTTTTGACAGATTACTTCTATGTGTTTTCCTATTTTAAAATCAGGGACCAGAGAAGGAGCAATGAACTTGGTGAAAGAGAAGAAATCTACCTTTGCAGCTTCTATGGCCTGTAGGTAGAGAGATTCTCTGAGTTTAAGAGCGCCTTCTAGGTTCTCGCCTAGTCTTTCTTCGCTCACTCCTTACCTCCTTTGATCACAGAATATCCTGAAATATTGGCAAGTCTTTTGATATCCTCGTCTACATTGGGTGTGAAAGCTTCATCTATGCCTTGGAAGGTGGTGCTCTGTTTGATCTCACTCTTGTTGATAAACATGCCAAGGTGTTTACCCATGTTCTCCAGAGAACGGTTGGCGTTGGTGTAGTCATCTGCCTCTGTGGCTCTCATATAAGTCTGGTACATTTTGTCTAGTACCTTCTGAGCATCCCACGATACCTTCTCCACTACATCGTCTCTGAGTATTTCTATATAGGCTCTAAGCTTTGGGTTGGCAAGATACTGTTGTGCCCTACGACCAGTCCTAGTCCTGTCTAGGTCACCATCAGATTTCTTTACAGGAGCATACCCTGCTTCTAGGAGAGCATGGGTAGCGTCGTTGGTGGCTATGTATTCTTCTGCAAATCGAATTTGCTTTCTGGTCAGTCCATAGTTTTCTGATCTGGCATTCTCTGGTGTGTCGTACTGACCCTGTAGCCTACTCTTGTCACTGTCGCTCATCATAAATTTCTTACTCCCTCTTTTATAAATTATATTATACACACACCCTGAAGGGAACACAAGGAAGAAAGAAGGGGCTTGCCAAAGTCTGATAATCATGATATCCTAGCTTCCAAGCGACGAGGACATATATATTATATATATTATATTATATATTAGTATAAGTTATTTATACTAATTACTAATATAAATAAGATAATAAATATTAATAATAATAATATATTATATAATTATTAATATAGTTATTAATATAATTATTAATAGATATGCGCCGAAAGTGTATTTTATAAAAATTGCTCCGCTAGTGGGGGTACCATAATATATAATACAAAGCTTTAGATTTTTCCCTACCCCGTCCCTCTGATAGGTCAGCAGTCCTGCCCTAAATAGGTCAGTGGTTCTGTCCCATATCTAATAGGTCAATGTCACTGTCCTAATCCTGAATCGGATATTCTCCCCAAACAACGCAAGATTGTTGCGCGGAATAATGCATTATTTTGTGGACGGCATTCTTGGAATGTGATCTACTTCTAATGTCAGCGACGCCCTTGTGGCAAGCGACTGGGGGCAGGAACCCAATCCGCCCCAGAGCTTATGAAACTGCAGAGCGGTTTCGCTGACAAACCTTCAAACAATCTTAGGACTAATACTATGTTAAAGCACAGAATATGGAATAGCGTATCTAATATATTGTTCTCCGATGTTAGAGGCGGGGGACAGAATGGATATCGTAACACCAAGGTCAGAATAGCACTCTCGGCAATGGTACGGATTGGCTGGATAGAGAAGGGCTGGATTGGCCATTTCGAGAAGACCTTGTGGCAAGATGCCAAACTTATAATAGAGCAGGGCGAGTGGACGGGAACGATTTCCGATCTAATGGTTTTCCGGTTCTGGCATCATGTAGCGATAAAGGCTGGTGACGAATACACTAGCCTCGGCGTGAAGTTTCGGCGACAAGCTGCAGAGCCATATCAGAACGATAGCGTGATATGGTCCAAGTCAGAATTGATTGTTGATAAATCAGCAAGTCGGAAACGTCGCGCAGCTTAACAGAGCTTGAAGGGGCGAGGCGGGGGGAGTGTAGAGCAAAGCACTCTCCCCAATTCGTTTGATCAATTGAGAGAAACAATCATACTGGTCTGGATTGCGGCTTATGCTGCTGCAATTCTGGCAATGCTTTCAATGGCAATATAGGAGGGGCGGGGGCGAAAGCCCTCCCCACTATTTCCCTAGGTGTTTGTTAGTTTCATGACTGCAATCATTAGTTATATAGTATCATGACTGCAACCGTTAGAACGATAAGCGCGCATACTATCCAACTCCACAAGGGACAGTAAGCGGGCTTATCAATTTATACTAGTGTTGCCAACTGTTTACCACAAGATAAGCGTACATATCTTTTTATACAGAATACTCCGCGTCTCTTGTATACAATATGAAATATAAATTAATTGTACTTAATCTAAATTAGTGTATTGACACCTCCCCCATCTACCCCCTACTATCCCCCTAGTTAATCACATCAGGATATAGACCATGCCCTTCGATTTCACCAGTGACCTAGACCTAGCCATCACTGATTATAAGCAAGCCAACAATGCCAAGCCTAACGGGTTCATCATATACCGTGGCCCTTCTAAGCTAGACGGTAAGCCTATTGTGGTGATTGCAATACCCAAGTCTAGCAATGATAAGACAGACGATATGCTACAGACGTTTATCATGCGCGCCGACGTTCCCCCCTTGGATGCGCTCAAAAGCGGCGACGATTACAGCGTTTGCGGGGATTGCTTGGCAAGGCCAGCTAATAAGGGCTGGTGTTATGTCAATGTGGCGCAATCTGTCAACATGGTATACAAGTCCTTGGTGCAAGCGCCTATTATCCGGAAGGGTATCGACACGGGGAACACGTATAAACCTTATTGTGATATCTCTGACAATTGGCTGGCCATTACCCAACTAGGTACCGACAAGGATAATCGCCTAGGTACATACGGTGATCCGGCGGCGGTTCCCCTTGACATATGGCACAAGCTAAACGCTCACGCTCACGGCTGGAACGGGTATACCCACCAATGGCGCACCGTATCCCCCGCTTATTCTAAGTATTGCATGGCCAGCATAGACAAGCCTTGCGACACCATCGCCGCTGAGATGATGGGATACCGTTGTTTCATTGCCCACGTGCAAGGGGAGGACAAGCCCTCCGATACCTCTTACAAGGTGGTGACCTGTCCCGCTGATAAACAAGTACACGGGGAGGCCCTTGCCAGTTGCAAGAGCTGTCTAGGGTGCGGCGGTACAGGTGGGCGCGGCACTACCCATAGGTCAATAACGGTACACGGTACAGGGTATAAGGTGAAGAGGTACCTTGAATGGAGGGAAGCGGGATAGAAATAAACACTTGACAGGGGGAAGCACCCTAGACTATGTTCCCCCTGTCACCTACTTAAATCTAACAAGGGATACCGAGACAATGGACAACCAAGAAACCACCAGCAACACCACCACCCTACGCCTAACCATCACCATAGACATAGACAGGGACACGGTCCCTAGCTTTGGCACTGTCCGGCGCGATGGTCGCATAGGTGCAAAGAATATCAGCAACAACCTCATGGAGAGGGGCATGAGCGTCAAGAGTATAGACGTGCATGCTCGATCTGTGATAGAGACAGAGGCAGAGGACTAGAACACCATGGAACAATTACACCCACGCCACCAGCTACCAAGGGACACGCACCTAGACATAGCAGAGACGCTAGAGGGTAACCTCCGGGTATGGCTCACGGCTATTCACCCAGAGGCCAGCGCCGAGGTCCTTAGCATGTACGCGGAGGAAATTGTAGACCAAGCCTTTGACGCCATACATGATTTATCAATGGACATTGACGCAACACCTACGGAGTGCTAGACTATGGAGATGTTAAACCTAGAAGAATTCATGCAAGCACAGATCAGTGACAGAGTGAAGGCCATGAGGAAACGAGAACGCAAAAGACTGGACAAAATACAGCGGCACACTCCCGCCAGAAATCCCATGGCTAAAGCTATGTGGGACAAGGGACACCCTGTCGAGAAGGTAGACACAAAATATAACAGAAAGAAATTACAAAAGCCTGTTGACATCTACCGGGATACTGGAATATAAATCTATAAGCCTACATTGAAACACAACACAAGGAACTAAACCATGAACGATGTACTAAGCTTCCGCTCACCCACTGCACAGACAGCACAAGACCTGTTCTCTGAACACAATGAGACAGAGAGGGCGCAGCGTTTCTTATCGCCTGTCTCTGAGCAAGACCTATGGTTTGAGCGTCCCTCCCCTTACCACGCCAGTTCTCTGCACGGTAGCAAGCTTACAGAACTAGAAAGTCATAAGGTTCTGGTGGATACGTGGACAGGTGCCAGCACAGGCGTGGTAGGTAACAAGTACAAGATCACGCAGATGGGTGACTTCACCAAGGCCACAGAGGAAATGCTACTGGAAGCCCTGCCTAATGACAAGTTCAAGGACATGGAAATCTCTGACAGTATGTCTCACGGTTCAGCTATCAGGTGCCGGAAGTATACCTTCCCCGCATTTGCCAAGCCCATTGAGACACGCAAGCACAGCACAGATGTAGCCCTCACCGTTGCCCTGATCCAAAGCTATGACGGGTCCACCTCCAATGGCTTTGTCACTGGCCTACTGGATTTCTTCTGCACCAACGGCATGATCTCCGGCGACTATACCAAGGGGAACAAGCGCCACACCTCTGGCTTTAACCTCTCCAACTTTATCCTAGACATGGACAAGGTGGTCCGGGATTTCTACAAGGATATCCAACGGTATCAGGTGATGGCAAGCACTGACATACGCATACCACAGGCAGAGGCAGTGCTAGAAGCTCTCCCGGGGATGAGCGACAGGCTTGCAAAGGTTATGAAAGATCAATACCTTACGGAGGTAAGTACCCGTGGCTCCAACGTGTGGGCATTGGCATCTGCCCTGACCTACTACAGTAGCCATAACTCTGAGGAGTTCCCTGTCAAGGGGTCAGCCTCTAACGATAACGTAACCAAGTCCCTGCTTGACAGGTCCCGGCGTGTCAACACTTGGATGAACAGCACACCTTTCCAAAGCCTACTCTTAGCAGCTTAAACTCAACACAGGAGGATCACACATGATCACAATACGTCCCTTCCACTCTCCTCGCACCGAATGGGTGCGCCGTGCAACTGACCAGAAGTGGGTCAAGTGGGTGGAGAAACCTATCTCCTCCCTCTCCTCTGAACCAGTGACGCAGGTCTCTCCTGTGTCCAAGACAGGGGAGCACTGGCTCCATGACCACTACACGTGGGTGATAGAGGAGGTCAAGGTATGAGTAAGCCTAAGAAGTACAACTACCAGACCCACTCCGAGGTACCAGATATTCTCTGGTCCTACATGGACAGCATCGTAGATGTTGACTACCCTGTCAGGGCCATAGAGATAGAAGATGTAAACAAGTTCCTTAACTTTATAGACGAGGGACCCGGCCTACCTGACGAGGAGCTAGACATACCTGACCCCAGACAATTGGTGTTTGACCTATGATGTTAAGCCTAACAATGTACTCACCCTTAGAAAAACTAGTGGAGAGTGAGATCAAAAACTGGTACCACAAGAGACCTGATATGTCCTTCACGTGGCCCTGTCTATCACCGTGGGCCAAGCGTAAGTGGACAGAATTATTCTGGGATGAGAAAGGAATTAATTGACAGATGTTTAAAAAAACCATACCTTTGTCAGACGTTCTACGAATGACAGACCTAATGAAAGATATAAGTATTGACAAGTATTCGCAAGAAGAATACAGACAAGTACTTAACGAGATCATGTATATATCTATCACTGACTATGACTCAGAGGAGGTACAGAATGAACATCTTTTTTCTCCATCCTGATCCGCTCACCGCTGCCGAGATGCACTGTGATAAGCACTGCGTCAAGATGATCCTAGAGACAGCGCAGATGTTATGCACTGCTCACAGAGCACTCGACGGTGACAAGAGAGCAGACATATATAATATGTACAAGACTGCTCACCTCAACCACCCCTCTACCAAGTGGGTCAGAGGATCACTGCTCCAGTACGAATGGACCTATCACCTGTTCAAGTTCCTGTGCTCTGAGTACACGCAAAGGTTTAACAAGGTACACTTGACAGATAAGAAACTCAAAGAGATTTTGCGTACACCTCCGCAATCTATCACTAACAAAGGAGAGTACACACAACCACCACAGTGTATGCCTGATCAGTACAAGGTACCAGATGATGCTGTCAAGGCTTATCGAGACTACTACATAGGGGAGAAGGCTGGCTTTGCTAAGTGGGCTTACTGTTCTACACCTGACTGGTTTTCGGTGGCAGCATGAAGCACCTGCTTCTTGTAATGGTAGTCCTATCACTAACCCAAGGTTGTGCCGCTCTGATGATAGGTAGCTCTGCTGTCTCCACTATCTTTGACAGGTACGAGAAGCATCAGATTAAAAAAAAGATAGAGGACTTAAAAAAAGAACTTGACAAGGAGAAGTGAATGTACTATGTAGTAGGCTTCTACGCTACCTGTTGTCTGATTGCGCTATTGGCCATGGGTTAGGGAAGGAGAGGAGAAAAAGATTGAGTGCCTTGATGGTTCTTGTCAAAGGATACTTATGTCTATAGAACTTGTGCCACCGTCACGTCTTCTTTTTCTCCTCAATGTTAATTATAATATATTAATATTAATTATAATAATAAATAATTATTAATATTAATTATTATTAATCTTATATCAGAAAGGATGTTAGAAAATGTTTGACAATCCAGAAGAAGGTCTGATAAAATCACATCAACCATGTCCCTGTGGTAATAGTTCAGACGCCTTCGCCTACTACGAGAACGGTGGTCACTGTTTCTCTGGTAAGTGTGAGGGTGGTAAGAACTTCTACACCAACCATGAACTAGGAATAGAGGAAGGAAAGATACCAGATATGAATATGATGTTTCCAGTAGCAACAAAACCAGCAACACCAAAAGAGTTATCTTCTGGTGTTACATCTGACATACCAGATAGAAAGATTAACAAAGAAACCTGTAAGCATTTTGGTGTTACTCTCAAACACGATGACACAGGTAAAGAACTTAATCATTACTACCCTTATCACGATGCCTCTGGTGTTCACTGTGCCAACAAGGTCAGAGGCAGAGGCAAGTCTTTCATATGGGAAGGATCATCAAGGGAGGGTACACTCTTTGGTCAGCACACTTTCGGTGCAGGTTCTGCCAAGGCTATCACCGTTGTCGAGGGAGAACTCGACGCACTTGCCACGTACCAGTTACTAGGCTCTCGTTATCCTGTTGTGTCCATTCAGAACGGTGCGGGTAATGCCTTGAAGAGTTGTAAGGCACAGTACAAATACCTCGACAGCTTCGACACCATTGCCATCTGCTTTGACAATGACGAAGACGGGATCACAGCTGCCAATGCAGTGGCCCAACTCTTTCCCAACAAGGCCAAGGTAGTTAAGCTACAACTCAAGGACGCCTGTGAATACCTGAAGGAGAACAAACAGAAAGAGTTTACCAACTGTTGGTTCTCTGCTGAGAGGTATACCCCTGCCAACATCGTCAGAGGCGAGGACCTGCTGGAGAGACTGTCTAATCAACCCACGCCTGAGTGCCTGACACTCCCGTGGGAGGGCCTTCAAGACCTGACCTATGGTATCCGTAAGGGAGAGATGTGGACCATCACCAGCGGCTCTGGTATGGGCAAGACGCAGGTGCTCAGAGAACTAAGCTACCACATACAACAGCACACTGAGGATAACATTGGCCTACTGTTTCTGGAGGAACCACTGGAGGACGCTGCCCGTGGGATGATGAGTCTCTCTGCTGGTAAGCCCCTGCACCTGCCCACCACTGAGTACACGCAGGATGAATGGGACGACGCCTTCACTGATACTCTAGGCACAGGACGGTACGCCTTCTTTGATTCCTTTGGATCAAACAACATTGACACCATCATCAACACCATCAAGTACATGCGGTATGGTTGCGACTGTCGGTATATTTTCCTTGATCATATCTCCATCCTTGTCAGTGATCAGAGCGCAGGTGATGAGCGAAAGGCACTGGACGAGATAGCAACCAAGCTCAAGACCCTGACCCTTGAACTAGACATCTGGCTGGGCATGGTCAGTCACTCCAAGCGTCCCGCTGGTAAGCCACACGAGGAAGGTGGACAGACCTCGCTCTCTGAACTCAGAGGCACCGCTGGCATAGGTCAGTTGAGTAACATGGTACTGGGCTTGGAGAGAAATGGACAGGACCCTGACCTGTACCGGAGGAATGTAACCCTGATACGGGTGCTCAAGAACCGTTTCTCTGGCCTCACTGGCCCTGCCTGTCACCTGTACTACGACAGGGGTACAGGACGCTTGACACAGATAGATGATCCTGATATAGATCAAGAGCTAGAGGTGATGACAGAAGAGGAACACGATGAAACGAATATCTCTTGACATAGAGACAGATGGCTTTGACCCTTCTCATATCTGGTGCGTAGGCACAGAGGATATAGACACGGGAGAAAGCCACCTCTTCACAGAGGATCAACGGTTTCAATTTAAGGAGTATATGAAAGATGCCACGGAAGTACTTGGATTTAATATTCTACAGTTTGATCTGCCTATTCTTACTAACCTGTGGGGCTATGGTGTACCTGTGGATCAGGTCACAGATGTTCTTATTCTCTGCCAGCTAGAGCAACCGGGAAGGGAAGGTGGTAACTCTCTCAACGCATGGGGAGGAAGGCTTCGCTTTCCAAAGATGGACATGGACGTGGAAGATTTCTACACAGGGTATACTGAGGACATGGGAACCTATTGCATGAACGATGTAAAGCTTACCACTAAACTGTACCATCACATAAGTTCTCTGATGTCTGGTAGATTTAGCAAGGACAGCATTCGTCTTGAGCATCAGGTCAAAGAGATTACTTCTAGGCAGGAGAGAGATGGCTTTCACATTGACGAGTTCACTGCCATGTCTCTCAGCGCAGAGTTCTCTGAGAAACTAACAGAGATCATTGATAGGATGCAGAAGATATTCCCACCCAAGGAAGTGCAGTTGAAGACCAAGGTAAAGTACGTTCCCTTTAACCCCGGCTCTCGTAAGCAGATTGCGGAGCGTTTGATGGAACAGGGGTGGGAGCCAAAGAAGCACACTGATAAGGGTAATGTGGTGGTGGACGAGACAACCTTATCAGCAATTGACATGGACGAGGCCAAGGTCTTGGCAGAATACCTGATGCTACAGAAGAGATCAGCGCAGGTTAAGTCATGGCTAGAGGCTATCAATCCCAAGACAGGGAGGGTGCACGGGAGAGTGCTGACACTCCAGACAATCACGGGGCGCATGGCTCACGCCTCTCCTAACATGGCACAGGTACCAGCTGTGTACTCACCCTATGGAGAGGAGTGCAGGTCTTGCTGGACAGTACCCTCTGCTAAGAAAGTATTGGTGGGTATAGACGCTTCATCCATTGAACTGAGGATGCTCTGCCATTACATGAAGGACGATGATTATACAACACAGGTTGTCTCTGGTGACATACACTCCTACAACCAGAAGCTGGCAGAGTTACCTTCGCGCTCCCAATCGAAAACATTTATTTACGCCCTTCTCTACGGGGCAGGTGCCGCCAAGATAGGTTCTATAATTGGGAAAGGTGCCAAGGAAGGACAGCAGATAATGGACAGGTTCTTTCTAAATCTAAGTTCTTTTAAAACTCTGAAGACAAAGGTCAACAACGTGGCAGAGAGGGGTTGGATCATGGGCTTGGACAAGAGGACCCTACATATCAGATCAGTACACGCCTCTTTGAATACACTGTTACAGGGTAGCTCTGCCATACTTATGAAGAGAGCACTGGTGATCTTTGATAGTCTTATCAAGGAACAGGGACTGAACGCAATCTTTGTTGCCAATGTTCACGATGAATGGCAATTAGAGGTTGACAAAGACCATGCAGATATGGTAGGTAAGGCAGGAGTTGAGGCTATCAAGAGAGCAGGGGACTACTACAAACTACGATGCCCTCTTGACGGTGAGTACAAAATAGGTAACAACTGGGCAGAGACACACTGAGAGGTACACGCAATGGACATTTACTTACACACTGCCATATCTGTAGGGGCTATTCTTATAGCCTATGTTGTGGGCAACTTGTTCTCCATGTCAAAACATATTTCCTACGGTGTAGAGCATACGCTTAATAAACTAGAGAAGGAAAACTGCATACTTATCACTTACAACAGAGATGGAGAAAAGAAAATCGTCAGTCACTTAGAATCTTTTAAAGAACTACATACAGAGATAGGTATACTAAAAGGAAATGTCTATGATCTGGAAAAACAATTGAACGCTTCTAGAAAAAAGACTGTTGACAAGTTAGTATAGACCTGCTATATACACATCATCATCAACGTAACGAAAGGAATTAAATTCATGGGTATCATTCAAGGCAAAGCATACTGGGCCAAGCTAGACCCCAACAACCCTACTCAAATCTACAACACCACGGCCAACACTGATAAGCAGTGGACCATGGACGTGACACTGGACAAGGCAGCTGCAAAGATTCTTCAGCAGTTTGATATGTCAGCGTCTCTCCGGGATGGTTCACAGGAAGCTGTCAAGGCAGGGGTAGGCCGTAAGCTGAATGGTAAACCTACTCTCCTTTATCCCAAGGGCCACGAGTCTGATGACTTCTACTTCACCTTTAAGTGCAAGGCGTTTGACAAAAACCTTGAACCCAAACGTCCTCCTCAAGTGGTAGACGCTGACCGTAAAGATATCACTGGAACTCTTATAGGTAATGGTTCAATTGTCAACGTCAAGTTTAACGAATGGCTCAACCCTGCAACTGATAAGCATGTACTGTATCTCAACGGAGTGCAGGTGGTACACCTTGTACCTTATGATCGAGGTGACGGCTTTGAAGTTATTGAGGGCGGGTTCAAGGGAGAACCTATGATGACTTCAACTGTAACGGTTTCTGCTTATGAAGAAGACTTTGAATCGGTTAGTTTGTAGGAAAGGAGATTAGATAATGAAAGCAACTGCACAAAGCCGAGTCCTCCGCGCACTGAAGAAGCGTAACCGAGTGACTCGAAAGACAAGCATTGAACGTGGCTGGGCTGAGAACTTGACGGCGACTATCTCAGACCTGCGGGAGAAGGGGCATGACATTATTCCCGTACACGTTCCAATGCTTGACGGTCCAGACTACACTCGTTATAAGCTGGTGGTCTGAACCATGAACGGTGGCAAGATTAGTTCTCTTCTACAAGACATAGAAGAAAGACTTGAAGACGGCGCGGCAGTGGACGAGGCTAATCTTGCTATCTTCCTAGAGGAGATGGAGGAGGTAATGGTAAGGTTCTTCTCCGAGGGTAGTAGCTACACTACCAAGGGGAGGATGAGACTTTCAGCAGTGGGTAGAGAGAACCGTAAACTATGGTACGAGTACAAGGGTTATGATAAACCTAAACTCAACACATCAACAAGACTAAGGTTCTGCTTTGGCCATGTGCTGGAGTCCTTCCTCCTCCTCCTTGTAAGAGAGGCGGGGCATAAAGTATCTGACTGTCAGAAGAAGGTAACAGTGAACGGAGTAGATGGTCACATTGATTGCTTGATAGACGATGAGCTTGTCGATGTAAAGTCTGCTTCTCCTTACGGGTTCAAGAAATTTAAGGACGGTTCAATAACAAAAGGTGAGGACCCATTCGGTTACATGCACCAGTTAGGTGCTTATGCCACGGCTCTTGGGAAAGAGAAAGGACACTTCTTATCTATCGATAAGAGCAGCGGAGAACTTAACTTACTAAGGGTGAACCTGTCAAAGGTGGACACGCCAACCCGTATAGATTTTCTAAAGGAAACGCTACCCCTTGACACGCCACCAGACAGGTGCTATGCAGAGATAGAGGACGCCTCCGGTAATAAGAAGTTGGCCAGTGGGTGCAGGTTCTGTGACTTTAAGGTGGAGTGCTGGAAAGATTCTAACAATGGAAGAGGTCTTAGGAAATATAAGTACGCCAGAGGACCAGAGTACTTCACCCATGTAGAGAAAGAGCCAAGAGTAGAGGAGGACTTCCTATGAGCCACGTGTTGAAGCTAACAGACGATGAACTGGCCTACTGTAGAGAGCTAGGAGTGAAGAGGCACATGGCAAAGCACCCATCGTTCAGAGAGAAGAGTGTTGTACCTACAAAGCAACTGTACGCTGGTGAGTCCCATGTTCTAGGTATACTAGGTGAGTACGCCTACCATAAAGTTACTGGCTCTAAGCTAGATGAATGCATCTATCAGAGAGGAGATGCCGGTTATGATTTTGAAGAAGACGGGTCAAAGATAGAGGTGAAGGTCAGCACCTTTGGCCCCGTGGGTACAGAGTTAAAGATACCAAAGAAAGAATACGAGGAAAGAAAACCAGACCAGTATGTACTTGTTTACGTTAACAAGAACAATCTCAAAGATGTCAGTGTGCTTGGAAAGATTAGCAGAAAAACCTTTGACAAAAAGAAACGTGAGAAACAGTATGGTCCAAGGTACCCTGTTAATTATATTGTAGGCGCGGAGGACCTCGATGCACTGGACGTTTAGAGATGACAAGACTAAGATACCACAGCCTGATGAGTACTTTGGTTTTGTTTATGTAATCAGTAACAAGCTCACCACCAAGCAGTACATTGGGTGTAAGCAGTACTGGCAGATGCGTAAAAAGAAGAAGCACAAGCCCTCCAATTGGCGTGTGTATACCTCGTCGTCTAAATACTTGAACGAGGACATTGACAAGATAGGAAAGAGACGGTTCAAGTTTGAGATCATACAAGAATATAAAACAAAGAGGGGGCTACACTACTATGAACAATACTATCAGATGAAGTACCATGTCCTCACCGCTGTTATCGAAGGGACAGATGAGCCAGCTTACTATAACAAGAACATAGGCGGGATCAGGTTTTATGTTCCTCTTGAAGTTTATGAAGACCCTGCGGTTATAAAGAAAAAAAGTGAAGCGTCCCTACGCAACTGGGCTAATCCTGAGTTCAGAAAGAGACTGAGTAAAAGCCAGTCTAACGGTCCTTACAGAATTACCTTTGACACTGGTAGAGAAATTATCGTTGACAGTATGTCAGGGTGGGCAAAAAGTAACGGGTATGTTCATGGTAATCTCTCACATATGGCAAGGGGAAAACCTCAGGTTCAGAAAGATAAACATGGTAAACCTTATAAATTTAAAAGGGCTAAACACAAAGACATAGTAAAGGTAGAAAGACTGAGTGATGAAGAGGTAGAAAGACTGAGTGATGAAGAGAAGGAGTAGTGACGCTGTGCTCCAGACATTGGAGGAGGGAGTGCATGAGCACCATAGTCCAGAGAAAGTTATGTGGCTATGTGTCATTCTTCAGCAGCTTCTGGACGCCACCAAACCTGTCAAAGACTACGACAGTGCAGAGGTACAGTTGGTCAGGGATCAGGCAGAGGCGTGGATATTCTCTTCCATAGGTGTAACAGCGCAGGACAGAGATACAGTATGCTACCTTGCAGGGGTAGAGCCAGCAGCTTTCAAATCCTTTGCAAAGAAAGTTTTAAAAACTAAAGAAACAGTGTTCATAAGGAAGAGAATAAATGCTATCTTACATGAAGATTCTTATTAGTTTTATCCTTGTTACTTATGCCACTAACGCCGCAGCACTGGCTGAGTTAGAGTTTAGAAGTAACCTAGACAAGCAACTCTTGTGCGTGGCAGAGGCAATTTACTTTGAGAGTAGAGGAGAGTCTTTCATTGGACAGCTTGCAGTGGGACAGGTTATTCTACAGCGGGTGAAGAGCAAAGCCTTTCCTGATGATGCCTGTTCTGTGGTGCACCAAGGCAGACTACACAAAAGTGGAGCGCCTGTTAAACATAAGTGTGAGTTCAGCTACTGGTGTGATGGTAAGCCAGAAGAGGTGGGAGATGAGGGAGCCTACGGTGAAGCCATATCTGCCGCTCTCCTTGTATCAGAAGGTGTCAGAATTTTAAGTGTAAAAAGTGCTTTACATTACCATGCAATATATGTTAGACCTTACTGGGCAGACAGTTACAAGAGGCTTGCTCAGATAGGCAGACACGTTTTCTATTCAAGGGAAAGGGTTAGTAAGTGATGAGTGCAAAACAGGAGACAGCTATAGATAAACAAGTGGGAGGCGACCACTATAAAAACTGTAAGATTCAACCAGTTGAGTACATTGAAAGTAATGGACTTGGTTTTCTCATGGGTAATGTAGTAAAATATGTGACACGCTACGCGGTGAAAAGTAATGTGCAGGACCTAGAAAAAGCCAAGCACTACATTGAACTTCAATTACAATTGAACGAGAAAGGAAAGCTATGAAAGATTATCTAGCCAGTAAAAGTAATTCTAATATTCTTTGTCAAGTGCTTAGAAGAAAGTACGCTGAGATGGGGTTAGATGATGTAAAGGTATGGTCAGAACATTTTGAACTAGGTGATGGTAAAGTAACGCTATGGTCTGTACGTTCTGACCTGACTACTAAACACCCAGAACTATTTCAATTTTAAATGTCTATACCTTTACTTGAAGTCAGTGGCGATGATCTTATATTTGATGGTGAGAAACTTGCAGATATAAGTGCACTGGCAGATGAACATACGATTAAGAAATTTGAATACTGGTTAGAATTTGTAACAGATAAACTAGAAGAGGAACTTGCTGATGAATATGCCCCATCTTAATAATCAGATTACCCTACCCACCAACTACCAAAGCTTTATTCATATGTCGCGCTACTCCAGATGGCTGGAGGAAGAGGGGCGTAGAGAAACGTGGGAAGAAACCATTGACAGGTACCTCTCCTTTATGGAGAAGCATTTGAAAGAGAACTATTCCTACTCTCTCTTTGGAGCAGAGTTATCTTTCATCCGGAGGGGTATGCTAAACCTAGAAGTACTAGGTTCCATGAGAGCACTGATGACAGCTGGTCCTGCACTGGAGCGTGAGCACGTATCAGGGTACAACTGTTCCTATCTCCCTGTGGATTCTCCCCGCTCCTTTGACGAGTGCCTGTACATTCTGATGAACGGTACAGGCGTAGGCTTCTCTGTTGAGCGCCAGTATATCAACAGTCTTCCCACCATACCTGACCAATACTTTGAGAAAACAGACGATGTTATCTCTGTCACTGATTCCAAGGAAGGGTGGGCCAGAGGACTGCGAGATCTTATTTCTCTCCTGTACACCAACCGTATACCCAAGATAGACACCAGTAAGATACGTCCTGCTGGTGCAAGGCTCAAGGTCTTTGGAGGGAGGGCTTCTGGTCCTGCACCTTTGGAAGAACTGTTTGACTTCACCATCCAGACGTTTAGAAAAGCCAAGGGTAGAAAGCTTACCTCTATAGAGTGCCATGATATCATGTGCAAGGTAGGTCAAGTGGTGGTGGTAGGCGGTGTCCGTAGGTCTGCTTTGATCTCACTCTCTAACCTCACTGATGAGCGTATGCGTATGGCTAAGTCAGGTGACTGGTGGGTGGACAACCAACAGCGCGCCCTCTCCAACAACTCTGTATGCTACACAGAGCGCCCTGACATGGGTATCTTTATGAAGGAATGGCTCTCCCTCTATGAAAGCAAGAGCGGTGAACGAGGTATCTTTAACCGTGCCTCTGCACAGGTGAAGGCAGCTGCCAACGGTAGGCGTGACGGTGACATAGAGTTTGGTACCAACCCCTGTTGTGAAATTATCCTCAGACCTTACCAGTTCTGTAACCTGTCAGAGGTTATCTGTAGGGCAGACGATACCATAATGACGCTGAAGCACAAGATCAAGCTGGCCACTATGCTGGGTACGTTCCAGTCTACGCTGACAGACTTTGGGTACCTGCGTAAGCGTTGGAAGGATACCACAGAGGAGGAGAGACTACTGGGTGTATCTCTGACAGGTATCATGGACTGCCCTGCTGTGTACGATGCTTCTCCAGAGGCTCTTCAACAACTGAGAGACGTGGCTATTAAGACTAACAAGAGAATGGCAGAGAAGCTGGGCATCAACCAGAGCACCGCTGTCACCTGTGTCAAACCTTCCGGCACTGTGTCTCAGCTGGTGGACGCTGCCTCTGGTATCCATGCAAGGCACAACCCTTACTATGTCAGGACAGTCAGAGGAGATAACAAGGACCCCCTGACCATGTTCCTGAAGGACAAAGGTGTACCATCAGAGCCTGACTTCACAGCGCCTGACAATGTAACTGTGTTCTCTTTCCCTATGAAGAGTCCAGAGGGTGCCATCTGCAGGTATGACATGGGAGCACTGGAACAGCTAGAACTCTGGCTCAAGATTGCAGACAACTACTGTGAGCACAAGCCCTCTGTCACCATCTCTGTCAAGGAACATGAGTGGCTAGAGGTAGGGGCATGGTGCTGGGAACACTTTGATTCTCTCTCTGGTATATCCTTCCTCCCCTTCTCTGATCACTCTTATAAGCAAGCCCCTTACCAAGACATAGACAAGGAAGAGTTTAAAGACTTGACAGAGAAGATGCCACCTGCTATAGACTGGTACGAGTTACAAGACTATGAGAAGGAGGACACCACCACTGGATCACAAGAGCTTGCCTGTGCAGGTGGAGTGTGTGAGATAGTAGACATAGGGGTATAGGGTACATGACATATACAATTGACATGAGCGAAGAGATGGCAGAGAGAATTACCTCTGCTGTCTTGAGGCAGATCAGGAAAGAGACTGCTTCCGGTGGAGTGATGGAAGCCTGTGCCATTGTTCTTACTCATCTTGAACCTCTTAACAAAGCTATTCTTACGAAAGAGTTTGATGAATGTTTAAACGATTACACTGAAGAGTTTAAAGACTCAGGTTTTACAGATGACTTTGGAGTATCCATGGAATGAAAGGTAAAATCCCAAGGTACCTAGGAGGTACACCTACAGAGGGTAAAAGTTTCAAAGAATATGTCAGAGGTGTTATGGACAAAATAATGCTTTTCTTTTTAAAGCTCTACTAGAAGGAATTATTTTAAATGGAAGTTACACTGATAGACCACATGGGCACTGACCTGACAGTGGTCAACGCTGCCAGAGTTTCCTTCTCCAAGGAATCTGAATGGGAGAGCATCACTCCTGCTGGTCCTGTTAGTAACCTGCTAAAAGAATCAGACGAGAAGCTTATCAAGTACCTTGCCAAGCACAATCACTGGACTCCCTTTGGCCACTGCTCTGTCTCCTTCAGGATCAAGGCACCCGTCTTTGTGGCCAGACAACTGGGTAAACATCAGGTGGGTCTGGTATGGAACGAGGTGAGCAGGAGGTACGTGGACTATGAGCCAGAGTTCTACTACCCTGAGTACTGGAGAGGTAGGCCCTCTGATAAGAAGCAGGGAAGTTCTGAAGAGGAGATTGATATTAATCCTACAGGTTCCTCTGGCCCTGCCATGGTAGATGAGTACCACCATGCCATGAAAAAATGTTTATGGACTTATAGACATTTACTAAGGAAGGGGGTAGCACCGGAGATGGCACGTATGGTGCTACCCCAGAGCATGTTGACTGAGTGGTACTGGACAGGTAGTCTCATAGCATTTAGTAGAGTGTGCTCTCTTAGGATTAAAGAAGATGTACAAGAGGAGACCAGAGACATTGCATCTCTGATAGATGTAGAATGCTCACATCTTTTCCCTGTGTCTTGGGAACAACTGATGAAGCTTCCGTAGCTCAACTGGATAGAGCAACAGACTTCTAATCTGTAGGTTGCAGGTTCGAGTCCTGCCGGGAGCGCCAACTTTAAGGGTTGAATTTATTAAGAAAGTATGTTATACTAGCCACCGAGGTGCCGTTCTTGGGCCTCTTAGAACTCGCTGAAAAGGAGTATAGACTATGATAGCAAAATGGAATAGAGATAGAATGTTAGGAATGGGTGAGCTAGTACAAGCCATGACTAACATAGCATACGAAGACAATTCTTACCCACCTCACAACATTAACGAGGATAATAAAAACTATACAATTGAACTTGCTCTTGCAGGATGGGAAAGTAAAAACATTTCTGTCTCTGTAGAAAATTCTAAGCTTACCATAACAGGTAGGTGGAGTGCCGCCAAACCTGACAGCATGTACCACCAAGGTATCTCATCTAAAAATTTTAGTAAAGGTTTTATTCTTTCTCCTCACCATACAGTGGAGAGTGCTTCACTAAAGAATGGCCTACTGGTTATTGAAATTAAGCACGTCTTACCTGAAGAACTAAAACCAAAGAACATTCCTATAAAAGAACTTTAGTTACAAAGCTCATCCCATGTTTCATTATGGGTGAGAATAGTTCTAGCTGTGGTTGGCGTGAGCCTGTCTTCTTTTTCTATAAGGATAGGCTTCACCCAGCTACAGTTATTCTGACTTGCCCCAACGCTTACGCAGCTGCTCATTGACAGTGTCATTAGTAATACGATCCAGCCTTCTTTCAACTTCATTGGCTCTCTCCACCATCTTTGATTCATTCTCTAGTACATCCACCTGTGCAGATTTCTTCCCTGCCCTGTAGGCAAAGAGCATAGGCAATAGCTTACCCAGAAATCCTATTACATTTCCTATGATGGAGAGCACTGGCTCAGACCTTAGTCAGTTGGGTGAGGACCATCAAGAGGGTGTTCATTTTTTGGTTTCATCTACCTTTTCCACTGTACCTTTTACCATCTCTACTTTTATTTTCTCAGGTACAACAGCACCGCTTTGCTTGGCCTTCCCAAAGGTAAGCGAAGCCCACTCTACTACCTTATAAATCTTACCTAGCACAGTGTCAGGATCAG